ATTCTTTCATAACTTTTATTATATTTGCTTGTAAAATCATTTAATTATACCATAAATATACAAAAGGGAAATTTAATTTCCAAATTTTTCTTCATAAACAGCTTTAAGATATAATGAAAATTCATATATTAAATATGAGTTCATGTCGCATCAAAATTTGGCGCGAATTTGCGCACTATAGCACCTATAACGCGCAGCCTCAGGATTTTCACCACCCCCGTCGAAAAAAAAGAGTAGAACTATAACAGTTTATATTAAAAACCCTATGAAAAATCCCCACCAACTTAAAGATATAATTAGTAAAATTAATCCTATCCTATCTTCTTGGTCAAAATCTATTTTAAAGGCTACAAGGTATATAAGTGTAAATAATTTAACTGTAAACATTACTATGCTAAAAATAATTAAACCCATAACTTTATATTTTTAAGAAACATCAAAATATTTTATCATTACTCTAAGTAAATTATCATAATCCCCACTCATTGCTTCTTCTTGGATTTTATTAAAATCCATATTATTTTTTTTAGCTACCTGAGAGGCCCTACCTAGTATAAAAAAAACATTCCCATCTTTACCTGTTAGTTTTAATTTTGGTTTTATCATAACTTTTAATATTTTATATATATTTAAATCCAATTTGAGTCATTCTAACCATTTCTTTACATGAATCTATCGCATTTTCTTTTAATTCATAATCTCTTTCACAAGAGCCTAATACTTTAGCTTTATATTCTTTATATTTGTCAAAATTTCTTTGTAATTCACTAAGACAACTATCATCACTAAAAATAAACAAATCCAATAATTCAGATATTGCCTGTTCTGAATTTATATGATCAAACTTATGTTGTGTAATAATCTCTAATATTTTATCTTTCATAACTTTATATTTTTAATTTATTATGATATAAATGTACGAACAATTTTTGCGAAAGCCAAAAAAAAGGTCATAAACAGTTTTATGAGGGTGGTATATACCCATCGTTATACACAAGCTAAAGAACTGAGCAACTTTTCAACCCATGCGTTTGAATCCGCACATCTTTTGAGTTCTTCTTTGTGATTTTTCAAATGATAAGTAATGTCCTTATTTGCATCAGCTATCATTGAAAATCTTATTTGATTAGCGTCAATGTTTTTTAACTCCATTTGAATTTCAGGTAATGCTTCATCATGGTAATTTGTCTTTCCATCAAAATCTATGGTTAATTGTAGTTGTTCAATCATAAACTTTCGCAATCCTTCATGTTCGGGAGTTGGTACTTTAAACTCAATCGCTTTGGCTAAAAATTCTTCTAATTTAGCTCGTACAACTTTAGTTTTGGCAATACTTTCTAAATGGTACTTTTTACTTTCTTCGAGTTCTTTTGTACGCATTTCAATTAATTCAGCATCCGTTAAAGTTTCAGCTTGCTTTAATTTTTCTTTTGCCTTATCTAAAGCTTTAGTGTGGTAATCGCTTGGAGTTCTTGGTTCGTACTCTTTATCCATGTTTTCATCTCTCATGTGAATACAAGCACCAAAATTTCTCATACATTGTTTTGCAAAATCTTGGAATGTTTCGGTTGTACCGTCAATAATTCCTGCTGTGTAACCTGTTGGCATAATTTTAAGTATTTAATTGTTAATAATTTAAAAATAAAAAGCCTGTGTATAATTAATTAGGGTTGTAGTGCTTTTTTAAGCGTTCTACCTCGCCCGTCGTTCAGTGTATTTTGATAGTGAGTGCCACGTAATCCCCAACTAATCATACACGCAACCGTTAGCAACAATAAGCTAAAAATACCACCATAATGAAAGGAAAGTGAAATCTAAACTTACATACCAATTCCAACCTGTACATTTATGTGGTTTACTTACTTGGAAACCAATTGCAAAACCTTCCCAATCCCACATAGCATTAAACCTTTTGTCTTTACTATTGTGCTTATTCATAGCTTCGTAATCTCTATTATCCATTGTTTATAATTTGAAAGTTATAGCGTTTTAATCGGCAACGCTTCATAGCCGAGGAACGTTAGGCTTCATTTGCCAACGCACGAATGAGAGCATCGGCTATTCTAACAGCTTCATTTGCTAATTTATCCGATTCGTGAAATTTGTGCCCATTTCTCCCTGTATTTACACAAATGCCTTGCATTGCTTTTGCTGCAAAATATTCTCTCATTGTCAATCCTTCTTGGCAATATCCATCACCACTTACACTATATCCAACACTTGCAAAAGCTGGTGAATCACCTAATTTTTGTTTTGTTTCTTCCATTTTAATCTTGTTTTAGATTTTTTCATATTTTTATTATAAATATTTAACTTTTAATTTTTTAATTTATTATGATATAAATGTACGAAACATTTTTGTAAAAATCAAAGAGAAGGTCATAAACAGTTTTATGAAAAAATTCTTAAATGAAGTGTGAAATTAAATCATGCATTGGATATGGTAAAACTAAATCAATATTACCTAATTTATCAACCTTACCCCTTAACGAATTTATTATATCTTCTTTTATATAATAAAATCTATCTAAATCTTCTTCAAATCTTACTAAACCCTTATAACAATAATCAGCAGGAAGAACAACTTTTTCATCTATGAAACCATGTTTGTAAATTTGTTCTATATCAAAATTTACATTAAACAAATTTTTTATAACTTCTTTAGACATTTGGATAAAATAGGGAATTCTTATTATTTTATATCCTAAAGATGAATATTTGTTATCCTTAATTAGATCTTTTATAATGACAGAACTTTGGGTATAATGTGAAGGGCCATCAAATTCTATAATTAACTTTAAATCATCTTGCCTATAGTCAGGTCTAAAATTAATTTCTGAGTTTGGTACTTTTTTACTATTTATAAATTCGTGGTTAGGAAATATCTTATTTAAGTAAATTCCTAAACTTTTTTCTGTTAAATAATCTTTACCCATCTTTATTTATTTTTATAAGTTGAAAATTTCTTCATCTGCTGTAAATATACGAAAAGTAAAAAGAGATGCCAAATTTGACATCTCTTTCTTTTTAAATTAAATTAATATTCAATTCTACAAAGTATCTAAACCAGAAACGTATACCTTAGCGAAGAACTCCGGTCTTAACATTTTCTTTGCGTACCTTGTTAGTAAACCTTTTCTAGGTGTGAAGTTGTCAGGATCATAAATTAAAGGCGTCATTATTAGAGGAATGTAAGGTGCGAATACTGCTCCTGCCTCTAAATATTGGGTACCTCTAAATCCTAGTAATATAAGATTTTCAGTCATATAAGGGTTCTTATAAACATCATACTTATTTTGTAGTTGTCCACCTTTTTGAACACCAAATGCATACTTCATTTTTGATGCATCACCATCACTGTTTGAAGCATATCCTGGAAGAGCTTCTATAATAGTTGAAATTTTAGGAGGTATTACCATAAAATTAGCTCCACCCCTAAGTGTTCTTTGATGTATTACATTAGACAGTTTTTGAAGTTTTGTTCCTAGTGTTTGGAACCAACCAAACTGAGTATTGTAGAAATCTAAATCGCTATGTTTAGTTCCGTCAACAAAGTAGCTGTTATTCCTAGCTGACCATATTTCCTCACCTGCATCTGCTCCAGTAATAAGCATATCAAGTATTTCAAGGTCTATTTCAAGAGATATATATTCACTCATAATGCTTGTTAACTCAGCCTCAGCATCTAATGCTTGGTAAGCATTCAAGTCTTGAGCAAATTCAGGTGTCCAAACTGCCTTTAACTTTCTAGTTTTAGCAACGATTGGTTCACTCTTCATTTTAACATTTACCTCAGGAATACTTATTGGATCATTTGTGTCATTTAATGAAGTATTTCCTTCTTCAAAATCACCACGTTTGTTATCCTTAGGATGAAGTTGATATTCTACTGTAAATTCATCCCCTACACTATAAACATGACTACCAGTAGCAATTAGGAATGATACAGAACCTGATTCATAGCTATAAGGATCAGCATCAGTAGTTGTAAACGCAGGTAAGTTATCAACTGAACCTGAAGAGAATACAAATGCTCTTACAGCAGAAAAATCAGTAAATCTTGGTAATATCACATCAATCTTAGCATAATTTTCATATGAAGCACTATAATCAGCGTCATGATTAAAATCTTGCCAAGATGCAGTAGCAACAGCACTTGAAGTTACTACAGAAGAAGTATTATTTGTAGTGTATGAGAATCTCCCACTTCCATAAAGACCACCTTCTGCTTTGTGTCCAAATACTTTACTAGAATCACCATATAGTGAATCACCTGCACTGAAAGGAGGTTTGTCACTTCCATATTGGAAATCTAGGAAAAATACTAGACCTGAAGGAAGGTTCATAGGTTGAACACTTACAAATTCTTGTGCTGATATTTGACCAAATATTTTTCTAACCATTGGTAAAGCTATACCAGCCCATTGTTCACCACTACCATGTGTAAAGGTAGCTCCAGCTGTTCCAGCTCCTGTTTGAGAGCTTTCAATTACCAGCTGTTTTGCTTGATTTTCAAGTATCAAAGCCATATTAGTCTTCTCAGTAGGGTCGCTTATTTGTTCCAACAAGCCTGTTTTATCCCACTTCTTAACGTACTTTTTAGCACTTTCTTGAAGACTCGAATATGGATTCGCACTTTCTAAAAGTTTGTTTAACATTTTTTTTTGTTTTGTTAATTAATAATTTTTTAATCTAGACCTGCTATCTTTTTAAATTTAGCAGCCATTTTTTCATCTAAGTATTGAGGAGATGATTGACTTTCTTTTAATTTAGGTTTAGTCACAGACTTTGAAGCAAATCCTAACTTTTCCTTAATATTACTCCTCTTATTTGATAGAGAATTTCTAACTTGAGATTTTAAGGTCTCATAAATTAATTTAACTTCTTTGATATTTTCTGCATTATCAAAAGTATTTAAAATTTTAACCTTTTGAGATTCATTCAAAGTATTTGATTTAAATAATTTATTAGAATATAATAATTTTGCATTTAATAAATTAATTTCTTGCAGATCTTCTCTTAGTTTCTTAATTACATTATGAGATTCTCTTAATTGTCTCTTCAATTTAAGTGTTTCAGAAAGATTACTACTTTTTGATAAAGTTCTTTTTGGTTTTCTACTTTCTCTAAGAGGTTTCCTAAGAGGTTTTCTACTTTCTCTAAGAGGTTTCCTTTTTCTTGATCTTTTAAGTTCAGAAATAAGTTCATCAACATCTACTTCTTCATCGTCTCCATCTTCAGAATCAAACTCAAAATCTTCATCTGCTTCTTCCTCAGGAACTTCTTCCTCAGTAGTAGGAGGTGATAATTCACCAGAATCAACCATCTCTTGGATAGTTTTTTCAATAAACTCTTTTAATTCAGCTTCACCTAAATTATCAATATCAAATTCTTCATCTTCCAAAGTTTCTTCTTCAGTTTCAGTTTCATCCTCTTCTTCAGTTTCTTCTTCGGTTTCAGTTTCTTCTTCAGTTTCAGTTTCTTCTTCAGTTATAACGTCTTCATCTTCTAAAATTTCTTCGTCTTCTAAACTGAAGTCTTCATCCTCTTTTAACTTTTTCTCAAACATATCTTTTATATGTGGAGTAAAAGTTTCTTGTAGAGCTGCTTTAGCATTTTTTATAGCAGTTGCTTTAAGAACTTTAGCATCAGCAATAGCTTCTTTTAACAATTCTTGATTGTCTTTCATTTTGTTAATAATTTTTTGATTTTTCCCTACGTTTATTTTTATAAAACGTAATGTGGATAGTAATTGTTTTTTATTCTACACTTATTTAGATTAGAAAGTGTAATTTGTACATTTATTGGAAATGTAATTTTATTCGTTGATACGTACATGCAAAGGAAGGAAAGTTCAAATTTTTATTTCATTCTTTTTTTAACCCAACCTCCATTTGGAGTAGGATTCCAAAAAGCTATTAATTTACCATCAGGACCTGTAGTATTTTTTCTCTTAACATCATCTAACTTCCAATGGTTTATGGGGAGAATTACTAAGTTTGTATTCTACTCCCCAATCTTTTAACTGATTGATGGTATTATTTATTTTATTTTTATATTAAAGCTTTATTATATTGTACTAATATATCCTGCTAAGTATTCCATTATATCTGAATCCTCGTAACCTTCATTTCTCCAGTCGGACACTACTGATCTTAAAGTAGTTTTTAATTTATTTACATCTCCATAAGTAGTAACTCCTTCCATTCTTTCAATATACTCATCTCCTAGACTTGTGTGGTGACCTAAAGAACGGCCTTCAAGTTCTTCCTTAATTATTTGTTTTAATTCTGATTTTTTCATTTTATAAATTATATATAATATTATTTAAAATTTGATTTACCCTTATATAATTTGATTGATTATTTAACACATTTTTATTTTCATTTAAACTCATTTTAAACCAAGAATTTGAGTTAGATGGAGTTGAAACAAAGTCAAAAGTCACAAGTTCAAAATCATCTTGTACTTCCAATATTTCCCCCATTTGTTGAACTGAACCTAATCCTCTTGAAGATATACCTAATGTTACTTGATTTTCTAATAATGTTTTTAAAATATTACCCATTGGAGTAGGTAATATTTCTACTTTACCCATAATATTATCCCCACCCCACCATATTTCTGTTATTAAGTGAGAGGCGTTTTGAAGTAAGACTACTTCTGATGAAGAGTGGTCTAACTCCCCAGTACTGCGTCTCTCCTTTATAGGTCCATCTATATATTTATTTATTTCTCTCTCCCAAATATCTCTAGAATAATATCTTCCATTTCCATTGGGTTTATCAACAGTAGCCAATATTCCTTCTACAATGGGGTTTTGGTTAGATCTAACCCCCTCCAATATTAAATTTTGGGGTGTAAACTTTTGGGTATCTATTAAGGTTTGTTTCATATTATTGTTGTACAATTAAAGTTAAATCATGATATCCATCTTCTACTTCTTCATCATCAAAAGCCCCTATACTTTCTAAGAGTTCTCCTATTTCTTTAACTCCATCAGCAGCCAGCCAAATGGTATGATATCCATCTATTATACTATTAAAAAGTATATTTTCTACATCTTCATATGTAGGAGATCCTTTTCCATATTTATCAGCTATAAGTTCTATGAATTCAAATGCCTTTTCAGGAAGTTCTTCTTTATGTTCTGTATGGTGTTCCTCTAACATTTGCTCGTCACCTTCTTCATCTATAATGTGGGCTTCAAAATTAACATTTATATTTAGGGCCTCAAATTCTTTTTGAAGTTCATATTCTAAACTATCATGGTTTTCTGGGAGTTCAGGGAAAAAATAATAATTCTCAATATCATTATATTCTCCATAAAAATCTCCATCTTCTAACCAAACATTTAATTTTTCTTGGTCATGCTCAGAAGTAGGAGTAACTATTAAACCTGAAGTTTCAAGTGATTCATTAATTAAATTTTTATTTTCTAATAATACTCCGTCTTCAAAACTACATATAGTAGTTTCATCATCATACCAATCAGAGACTTCATAATAATCATCATATTCATGTACATGTTGGATTACCCCCTCTTCTTTACTAATTTTTTTAGCAATAATACAAGCCTGGAACTGGGAATTATATCTACTAAACCCAAAATCATCATGTCTTCTTCTAAATTTAGATTTATTTTCAAATTCTTTTAAAGATTTATGTATAGAACCTAATTTTAAAGAATCCTTCTCAAACATTAAATCATCTTCATCATCTAATACATCTACTGTAGTTAAATGGTAAGATTCTTCCCAACCTTTTATCCATTTATTATAATTAGTAGTTTTTTTAGGATAAGGGTTTTTATTTAAAGGTATTCCTTTTTGTTGAGCATCAAATCCCTCATTATAAGCATCTAATACGGGTTCTACATCATCATCTATATCTTCTTTTAAATAAAAATTTCTTAATTTTTGTATTTTTTTATCAACATCATCTAATAATTCTCCATAATAATCAGATATAGGCCCCCCTTCAAGTTCAGCTTCTTGTTCCATATCACGAAATATTTGTTTTCTTTCCCTTTCTAATTCTTCAATTTCTTTTTGGATTTCATAGGGAATTTCTTTTTGTTTTGGTTTAGACCTTTTATATTTATCTGCTCTTAATTTCATAAGTACAGGATCATTATAATCTGTTGCTTCTTTTAATAAATTTTTTAAAGAAGTTTTACTTTTTTGTTCACTCAAACTCCCGTATCCACTACTTTTATGAGGGCCTTTAGGTTCTTTAGGAGTACCTAAACCAGGAAGTTCAGTAACATATCCAAGCCCTTTAACTCCAAAAACTCCATCTTCAATATAATATAAAGAATTACTTTTTAAATTTTTGGCAACTATTTCTTTTAATTCATCAACAGTTTTTTCAGTATTTTTAGGGTCTCTCATCTCAGCATAAAAACCTATTAAAAATTGATGTCCATATATATTATCTAAATTTTCTTTATTATTTACATCAAACCCTATCTTATCTGAAACAGTATCATGTGGTTTTTTTCTTTTAGTTTTAATATCAGGCTCAAGACTTTCTTTAAATAATTTAAAAAAATCAAGATTAGATTCTTTTTCTACATTTTTATCAGAATCTGAAATGATCTTATATTTTTTTAATTCAGAAATTATTGAATCAAAATTAGAATTGGTTAAAAAAATTTTAGGAAATTGACTCTTAACTTCTTTTATAAAAAGTTCTTTACTACCTTTTCCTTTTTTTATTTTATTATAATGTTCCTGTAATGTTATCTTCATGATCTTGATTTTATTTTGTTATATTCTTCTGGATATGTTTTTCTAATGTGAGTTCTATACTTATTAAAAATATTTGTTAATTCAGTATATATTTGATTTAATTTTTGATCTTTTAATATCTTTACTCTAATATCTTTATGTATTTTACTATCATGTAAAACATCATGTAAACCCTCCTTTGCACTTTGTAAATCTTTAAAAACCTGTAAAAAATCTGGTAAATAAATTACTTTAGATTCAACCGCCCCTGTTTTAGGGTTTGTGTCTAAAGTCTTTAATGCTATTCTTACCTCTTTTAATGATTTAAATTTATTCATTTAATAATTCCAATTCGGATAATAATTCATTATATTGAATTAAATTTGTTAATAAATTTGTTTTTACTTTATCTTGTGGTTTTAATTCTTCCATTAAAGTTAAAACCCCTTGAATTTTTATTTTTGTTGCCTTGTCTTCAATTTTTGAAAGATATTCTTCCAATTGGGGTTTTATTTTCATTAAATGTTTATTATAAAACTCCTTTAATTTAGGGGGTGAATCAGGGATATTTATAAATTCTTTTAATAAACTTTTTTGTGGTTGGGATAACCCATCATATTTTTTATTAAACTTTTCTAATAAAATTTTATAAGTTAATATTCTTATATCCCTATCGTAGGATTGGAATTCTTTCAAAAATAAATCATTTTTATTAACCAAATTATCAGATTTGATTAAACATTCTAATATGGTGTTTTTATTTTCTATTATTTGATTTAAGTGAGAATTATTTTTATTTTTTCTATTTGACTCTAATAATGTATAAAATGAAGCATATAATTTATAATTAGGAAATTTAATCTTAAAAAACTTATCCAAATCATAATGATTTTTAATTTCTTTTATAAGGTTATGTTTTTCGGATTTAACCTTATTATAATCAACATTATTAAAAGATTCTATCAATGAACTAAGTACCGTATTAGCTTTAGATTCAGATAAACTTTTATTTTTACTTAAAGCTTCATACAATCTATATTCTTTCTCTAATTCAGTATTAGTAAAATATTTTTTAATTATATGTATGGCTGGAGAAGTTTTATTTGAAAGGATATCACTAGTTATTTGTCTAGCTAATAATTCAAATATAATTCCACTATTCTTATATTTAGAATGTTTGATCATCTTTTAATATTTTATTATAAATATAGCAAAATTCTGGAAAATTTACTATTCTTTAATATTTTTTTCATTTAATAAATTACTAGATTCTCCCATAACAATTTTGGATTTTTTGGTTCTAGGTAAATTTTTTAAAAACTTTTTATTTTTCATATAAGTTTTTTTAGCATCAGTATATTCTAATGCTAATGGGGAACCCCCTTTATATTTAGGTCTAACATCATCAGAATCATTTTTATCAGTATCCTTCATTCTTTTTACTCCTAATCTATCTTTTCCAAAATTACTTTGTTGAGTACCAATATTAGAAGATTTTTCTTTAGGTCTACCTAAAGGTTTATTTTCATCATAACCTTCAGGAACCCCTTTTCCCTTTGTATATCTATCTTTTCCATATAAAATTGCTAAATCATGTGGGGTCCCATATGACTCACCTGTTTCTTTGGGGTCATTTCCTTCTTCTAAAATTTGTTTTAATCTAAATCCTCTCCACGAATCATATATTAATAAATCTCTAAATTCTTCATATTCTTCTTGACTCAAATTATATATATTATCATAAATCCAACTTTCTGGGAATAACTTTAAATCTAACATATCTCTAGTTAGTTCAGTTTTTGCCTTTAGTAATTCAACTTTTTCTTGTTCATAAATTATTGATGGTGGGGTTAAGGATAATTCAAAATTAACTAAATTTTCTTCTTCAAAACCTAAAATATATAAATGGACTAATGCAATTTTATTTAATTCTGATAGAATTGTTCTTTGAATTCTATCTATGGTTCTTGCAAATCTTATATCCATAGCTGCAAGAGTACTATTATGAATTATAACTCCCGCATCTGTTCCAAAATTATGATATTTTTTAATAGTTAAATCACAAGTATCTATTTTATCATCAAGCCATTCTATTTTTAAAACTTTATGATTTTTAGGAGAATATTTTTCTTTCCACTCAAGGTATAAAGACATTAAAGATTCTCCCTCAATTAAATCTTGTGCTTCTTTCCATCCCCCATCTCTAGTTAAAAACATATGATCAGGAGTACACCTTATATATTTTTCATTATCTAACCAAACCTTTACAATTTGAGCATTTTTTCTTGTAAAACCTACCCAATCAATCTCTCCAGGAACTATATCATTAGTCTCTATATCCAATGAATAAACATAATTTTTAGCCCCCTCTTCATATTCTTTGATTAGTTCTCTTACTGTTAAAGTTCTACCATCAATAAGTGGTATTAAAGTTTTAGGATCTATACATTTTCCTTCTAAGTTTTCTGTATATCCCATAAATGCGGGCGGGATTTTTAAGGCAGCAAAAAGTTTCTCCCTTAAATATTCAACATCTTTTATACCATCCCAATTTAACCCACCTAAAGTGTCTACTTTTGTTGAGCTATCATTTCCTCTTACAGGAATATATATATCTTCAAGTAAGTTTTCTAAGTTATATCTTAAATTATAATCCCCAGTTTCACTATCAATGTGAGGTACTTTTTTCATTTTATCAATTGTTTTTTGCATAAAATTATCTACCTCATCTGGTGGGATAGTCCCAACATTTATATAATAAACCCTTTTATCTGCTGCTCTAACTATCCTATGTATTAACATACTATCTTCTAACATAGTATATTGCTTATATAATTTCCTGGCCGGTTCCAATACACTAACTCCATAAGGTAAAAAGTTAGGATCAGACATAAGTCTAAAATGGGCTACTTCATAATTATCAAATGTAGTAAATTTATTACTATCACTATCAGTTACATTAGGGATATTATAATAACCACTACTCCCTACATGGAATCCTTCAGGATTAAATATATATCTAGTTGAATGGGGGTTTTTATCATCATAGGCATCCTCTCTTTCTATATGGTAAGCATTATGAGGTATACAATTATAAACCCCAAAATCTTCAGCTAATTCTAATTTTAAGAAAAAATCTCCGTACTTACACATTTGTCTTGTCCAAGACCATAAATTAAATTCTATGTTTAATATGTCATAAAATAAATTATATAAAGTTTTTTGTATTTTATCATTGGAACTTTTTATTTGTAATATTTCCCCCATATCATTTCTAAGGGTACTTTCATCTGACATTATATCTAATGCTGAAGCTATTATAGCATCTGAATTCATAACATCATATTCTGAGTATAGTTGGGGTCTTATTATTTGAATGTTTCTATTTAATTGAGCCCCATATAAAGAAGTTTGTGAAGTAGAATATAAACCTGAATGGGTTGTGTTTGTATCAGTACTTATTTTTTTATGTTTTTGGGTTCTATCAATATCCAAAATTTTTAAATTAGTACCTCCAATATTTCTTACAACAACATCGGTACTAAATAACCTTTTTAAATTATGAATAATGTTTCTACGTCTTTTTGGCATTTTTTTTTGATTTGTTTAATTTAAATATTTACATATTTGACAATGTAATATATATGCTTACAAAAGCCAAGTTAAATTTTCTTTTCCTTTATTTTCTAATTCCATTTGGTATGGATTTTTAATATTATTATGGCTATTATAGACTCCTAAGTTCTTGCTTCTTGTAGAATTTATACTTTCTAACATTTTACGAGACATATCTAAATTTTGTTGTTTAAATCTTAAAGAATTATCTCTTAAATAAGTTCCTATAGAGGCACACATTATTAAATCATCATTATAGCCGTGTTGTGCTTCAGGTCTTCCATTTTTCCAAATAAAAACTTTCATTTCTTCCAACAACCTTTTAGATTTTATAACTACTCCCTTATCAGCTATATATTCTCTAAATTTATTTATAACTAATGGTCTTAATCTAAGTGAAGTATTAAACCCTGGTATTAAGTTATTGGGGTTATCATATTGATTAAAATAAGTTTCTAAATTTGAAAGTTCATTTTTAGTTGAATAATATAAATTATTATATCCCCTCTCCAAAATAGAATCTAGAGTAGCCCACCCTAAATTATTATTCTCAACTATAAGTAAAGCATTATTATATTCAGTTGCCAAAGCAATTAAAAAGTAACCAAATTCTTTGGGAGATAATTTTCCTTTAAATTCCGCAACTTGTTCAAGAGTTTCTATATTAAATACTTCAGCCCCTGAAAAATCTTTCCCATCTCCTCTACTTGGATCCCCTATTACCATATAATCTTGTGAATAATCAGCCGGATTCCATACCCATAAATTTTTATCTAAACCTCTTTTTTCTACAGGATCAATAATAGTATTATTTTCAATCCAATCAACCCATTCAGGAACAATAACAGTATCTCCTGATGATGTAAAATCGGCATCCAACTCTCTGGCTGCTATTCTAGGGTCTCCCAATATCTTATCTTGCTTTCTTCTCCACTCTTCATCTCTATCTGGATGGACATACCAAGGAAGTTTTATGGCTAAAAATTTATAACCACTATCATCATATACTTCAGATTCAGCTTGAGAATAAGTTCTATGAAACCAACATCCCGTATTATAAGGAGTAGATACTGCTATACATTTACCCCCCTCTCGTGCCATTGTTTGTTGAGCTGAAGCCCAAATTTCCTCTATATTAGGAATATAACTTGCTTCGTCAATTATTAACATAGATAAAGATTCAGATCTACCTGAATCACTAGCCGCAGTTGTTGCTTTTATTAAGGAACCATTTGTTAGTTTTAAAGATAACCTATTATTTTCTTCGGTTTCAACTTTTAACCATGAAGGTAAAAGGTCATACATAAATTTAACCTTATTTACCAAGTTTCGAGCAGTATCCTGTTTAGTAGCTATACATAATATATCTTTATTTTCATTAAATATCATCATGTGTAAAGATATACCAGCTATTAAGGTAGATATCCCTAACTGACGAGCTTTATTTATTATAATATAATCATGTTTTTGGTATAATCTTACAACCTTTTCTTGGTAAGGATATAAATGGAAAAGTATTTTTCCTTTTTGGGGGTGTTTTATATAACAATATTTTTTTAAAAAGTGAATAGGATCTTGACTACATTTAATGTACTCACTTTTTATTATTTGTTTTATGTTAGGTTTTTGGTCAGACATTGAAAACGTATTTTATTATACGTACAATGTCTTTATGAAAAAAAATATGTAATTTATTTATTACCTTTTAATTCTTTTCTCTTCTCAAGAGCAGTATCTAATTTACTAGTGTAATCTTCTAAATTTTCTATATCTTCATCTTCTATTTCCAATACTATATCATCATCTAAATTTTGAAACTCTGCTGTATAGAGTGCAGCTAATTCGTTAATATATTCAGGGTAGGTTATATTTAACTTATAAAGTTGTTTTTTATTTAAAATACTCCCATCTTCAAAATAAGCTCCTACGACCTCGGCATCTTCAAATTCAGGATAATTTTCAGGACCTATTCCTTCCATTTCTATAGAATTAATATCTACTAATTTTCCGTCTATCATAATTTCACCTTCTTGGGGCTCATTTGATTCAGGAAATGTATTATACTCAACTTCTCTAGAGGATTGTTCAAAATCTTCTAATTCTTCTTTTATAATATACCTAATTTCTTGTCTTAGTTGTTGTGTTTTATTTTTCATAATTTTAATAATTTTAATTTGTTAAAAATTCAATATTTATAATATCATATAATTTCATCCAACGTTTAATATCTTCTCTAATAATTTGTCTTAGTTCAGATTTTTTCATGTTTTTATGTTTTTATTATACATACACAAAACTTATGACTTCTTTTATATAATCAACTCTTTCTTCTAAACTTAAATTTCCTTTTAAGTAAAACATATTTTTATTCATATGATTATACCACCTCATAAGGTCTTTAATTTCAACATCTAATTTTTTTCTATATTCTTCATCAGTAGATCTTATATTATTGTCTTCTAATTCTACACCGTCGGTAGGTATATAGAATATTAAATCATATTTAGGAATTAAATGTAATGCCAAATTTTTAAAGTCTTTTTTCTGAAGAAAATTTATTTCTTCTGATAGTTGAGTAAAAGCCATTACATCTATAATAGATCTATCTGTAATCATTTTAGGATGTAATAACTCTGAAGCACGTTCAGCCTTAAATATTAATTGTCCTTCTAAAGTAGATTCAGTATTTAATGGAATCCCTAAGTCTCTAAGATATTTACTTCGCTCAGTAAATATTTTATAATCCTTAAATTTGTCTAATTTAGATAACTCTTTTACTAAAGAGGTCTTACCAACTGAAATACTGCCCGTTAAACCTATTTTCATAATTTTTATTTAATTTATATTATAAATATACGAATAATTTTTGTAAAAACCAAATGAAAGGTCTTAAATAGCTTTAAGAAACGAAGAAGAAACATACATTCCTGATAAAGCTGCTATCCAAATACCTCTACTCATACCATTATCACCTTGTATATGAACATCTGAGTGGTCTATTAATGAAAAATCTTTATTATTAAATAGTACAGTATTTGATGAATATTTTATTTCGGGTAGGTATATTCTATAATTATCTTTTATATTAAAAGTTTTGTTTAGGTCTTCTATGAATTCTAGTATATAATTAGCATATTTTCCATATCCTTCTTTAAATTCTGTTAATTGGATTTCATTTATAGGCATATCTTCTCCTTCATCTGTTTTTGAAGGTGGTCTATTAGTAGGTGAATATGATGAACCTTTTCCATTTTTATTAAATTTAGACACCAAATCTTTCATAAATTGGTAAGGGTCTTCTATTTCATTTTTTACTTCTAACATTATACCAAAATTTACCAAGCCATTATATTTTTCAGGGTCTTTGTATGCATGGCCATTAAAGGATATAGAATTAAATGTTATTTCAGGGGCAACAAAACAAGTACCTGAATTGACACAAAAACTCCTACCACTTACATTCTCATCAAACTTTTTATATAATTTAAAATCATATGCAATTTTAGATAATTCTTCAAAATAAGATAAATCTGTTTCATACCTAACACCTATTTGGGAGGGTCTTGGTTCTGTTTTTAGATTATATTTTTTAATTATTTTATCTAAAAAATCAACTCCTGCCTTACCTCCTGCTATTATTACTTTATCATAATTAATAGTTTGTAATGATTTGTGGGGCTGGTTTTTATGACTAGTTTTTGCTATTACATACTTAAATTCAAAGCTAATATCTGTCACTTCAGTATTATAATATTGTACTACACCTACTTTATCAAAAAATTCAAAAATATTTTTTACCTGCTGTCTACCATAATCTGTACCCAAATGCATGCAAGGTGATTGTCTAAGAGTGAAAGGACTATTTTTTAGCCATTGAGGTTCTTCTGTAGGCTCAGTATACATTATTTTTGAAGGGTCAGGATGATATTCTTTTATGTAAGATATTAATTGTTCTGCCAAACGTTCAGCGGTTTGAAGATCTACATATTTGGGGGTGAATTCTCCGCCTTGGGAAAA